AGGGCGACACGATGAGAAACGTGGCACTGAGCGGACGAGCTAGCACTGGAAAGTCAACGCTCGCACTGATGCTGGAAGCTGAGAACGACTATCACCCGACGAGCATCGCTGCACCTATCCGGACGATCGCAACGATCGCCTATGGACCGTTTGACAAGAGCAAGAGCTACCCGCAGGAAGCTCTTGGGCTCTCGACGTTCGTTTCAGGCAGGGAGCTCCTGCAGAACATCGGCGCATCGCTACGCGAGATGGACTCGCACTTCTGGATGCGTGCGTGGGAGCGCAGCCTTTGGATAAGCGGATCAGAGCCGTGGGTCGTTGATGATCTCAGGCTCGATGCCGAGCACGAGTTCATCAGGAAGCTATTTCCCGACACGCTCTTCGTCAGGCTGGTTCGTCCGGATCAGCGCACCGATCAGCGATGGCAGCAGGACATCACTGAGCGCGGGGCAGGAGATCTCCCCGCTGAACTCGTACTGGACACCGAAGCTCTCACAGAGCTAGAGTGCCTGCAGGCAATCGTCGCAGCGGCGAGAAGGGAGCACGCATGAAGTCCTTTGAAGAGCTCGAAACCAGCGCACTGATGCTCGGTTTCCGGAATGTCACGATCTCAGTAGACGTGGAGACTCGCGTCGTGATCGTTCAATGTGAGGACGCTGAAGGGAATCGGATGACGGTGGAGGTTGATGGCGTGCAGGTCGCGATCGATCGTATGCACGCTCGACTCGCTGCGCTGCTCGGTGCAGAATCCCCAGCTCCAGAGGACGTGCACTGATGGTTGATGCACTGATCGCTGCGCTGATCGTGATCCATTCCGGAATCGCTCTATGTATGGCGTGGATCGCTCTCACGGTGCAGCGCGCCAATCTCGCGATCGTCTCCGTGTGGTTCGTGATCAGCGTGGTCACTGCCGTTCTGCTCGGACGAGCTATACGATGAAGTTTGCATACGCAGACCCTCCGTATCACAAGCAGGGTAAAAAACTCTACGGCAAGCACCACAACGAAGCTGCAGTCTGGGATTCTAAGGATGAGCACCTCAAACTTCTAGCTCGTCTGGTCGATGAGTATCCAGACGGCTGGGCTCTCTCGTGCAATCCAGCAGACTTGCGTTGGCTGCTACCAGCTGCGCCTGAGGGAACTCGCGTTTGCACCTGGGTGAAAACGTTTCACCCTATCCGGATGACGAGCGTGCAGTTCGCGTGGGAAGCGGTGCTGTTGTTTGGTGGCAGGAAGAATCAGCAACGCAACCCGATGGTTCGCGACTGGTATCTCGGCAAACCATCGCGAATGCAGAAACTGCCCGGAGCTAAAACGGACGAGTTCAACAACTGGATTCTCGACTTGCTGAACTTTCAGGACTGCGATCAGCTAGACGATCTATTCCCCGGAACTGGTGGGATGGCTCGTGCTATTGATCGTCTGGCTATCTTCAGGCAAGGTCAGGAGGTACGATGAGCCATATGAGTGATCTCGACATCGATCTCAAGAACGCGCGCAGTCGTCGTGGGCGCACTGCTCGGCAGCGCGGGAATGCATTCGAACGAGAGGTCGCCAAGCGGCTCAACGGTCAGCGCGTCGGTCAGTTCGGTGGGAAAACAGACGTAGCTGCGGACTGGATCGCTATCCAATGCAAGGTCGGCGGTGCCTATTCCGAGCGATACGATGGCTGGCTCCGGAGCATTCAAGTCAAGGGCGACCAGATAGCTGCGCTCGTCGTCGGCGATTCTCCTGGGGCTGGATCTCGCCGCCGCACGATGATCGTGCTTGACCTTGAAGATTTCATCGGCTGGTTCGGCAAACAATCGCAGGGGCAGGATGATAAGTAGACTGCGAATCGCAGTCGTCTCGATGCTCGTTCTCGTTGCGTGGTCTCAGCCAGTAGCTCTCGGAGCCCCAGTCGCGCCGTTCATCCCTCAAGCTGCGACAGAGCCGCATACGCCACTGCTGCACGAGATGCAGTTCCACGGCACAGCAACGTGGTTTGATGCCGAGCGCGGGAATCAATCAACGTGGTACACGCGTTCCGGAATCAAGTACTACGGCGCGATCGGTGCGCTCATTCGCAGCCTGAAACAACACTACTGGCGCACCTCTTGGGATGTTCGCATCACTAGCAGGATAACGGGTAAGAGCGTTATCGTGCACGTCGTCGATGAGTGCACCTGCTGGGGCGTTCGAGCTGACCCCACAGACGAGCGGTTGATTGACTTATCTCCAGCCGTCTGGGATGCTCTCGGCGTTCCGTTATCCCGCGGCGTGATGCCGATCATTCTGGAGGTGCTGCCGTGAGAGTCCTGCGAGCTACTGCGATTCATAAACGGATGCTGGAAGCGTTTCCGGACAGCACGGTCGTGATCGCATCCGAGAAGGTCGCGCATCGCCTGATCGATGAAGGGATCAGCGTGACGGGCAGGACGATCCGGAGCTACACGCAGCAGGAGCGTCGACCGACTGAAGCGTTCTGCTTGGCATTCAGCGCAGCCTTTGGACCATTCGAGAACGATGAATGGATCGACCGCAAGGATCTGGCTCGAGCGAACCAGCCGGATCGAGCGTCGACGATCTCGCCCATCGAGATGGAATCGAGACGGCTCCAGCTGCTGATCAATCGATTCTGTGGGTGGTGCGCCGGCGGCGACGATGCAGAAGGGAAACAGGGGCGTTGTCCAGACGCTACCTGCGTGCTACGCCCAGCTTCCCCGCTATCGCTCGCATCGAATGCACGCGAGAATCCTGTGGCATCGGCTGATCGATGGGACTAATGCGCTATCCTGCGTCGATGCTGTGCCTTCGGGTGCAGCACCTCCCCGCTGGTGCATCCTCCCGCCAGCGGGGAGACTAGCCGTGCGTCGATCGGTTGAGCGATACTGCAACGCTGCGCTCCCGCTAATGCACCTACCACACTGGCGCGTCCGGATCGCCTCCGACATCCCAGCTGACGACTCGTGGGCTGATATCGAGGTCAGTACGAATCTCTGGCTCGCGACCATCCGGATCTCGGACGACTTCTTCAGGCAGGAGCCTGAGCTGCAGCGCAGGATCGTCGCGCACGAGTTGCTCCATATCCACAACGCCCCGCTCGAGCGGCTGATCCAATCGCTCGACGGAGTGCTAGGCAGCCAAGCCTACGAGATGCTCGATCACCTTTGGGATGCTGAGGGCGAGCGCATCGCTGAGGCACTTTCGTTCGTCGTAGCTGAGAGGCTCCCGCTCCCGAAGTTCCGGAACGATGCCAAGTAGGTTCGCTCGACCGTGCCTGAGGTGCAACCTCCTGCAGCGCAACGGCAACCTGTGCCTGAGCTGCGATCGAGCAGCTGCGGCAGCACGGCAGCGCAGCCGTGGGGAATCGCCCTATGCAAGTCCGGAATGGCGAAAGCTGAGTCGAGAAGTTCGAGCCGAGCGACCGTGGTGCGAAGGCTGCGGTGGCACTGCCGACCTGACTGTGGATCACATCGAACCTCTGAAAGCTGGTCAGTCGCCCATAGTCCCGAAGGCGGGGCTGAGAGTGCTCTGTCGCTCGTGCCACGGGCGCGTGACACGCCACGATGGTAGGGTGGGTCAGAATCTAGGCTAGAATTACCCTAGGCTATCCAGCGACAAGACCTACGCGTGAGCGGATAGGTTTCTGGGTTTCTGGCGGAAATAAAACTTGGCAGCTAGGAGGGAACTATGGATATTCGATCGCGCATCGTGGGGCACGGGGAAGAATCTCCGGATCAGCTACTCGCGAACCCACTCAACTGGCGCATTCATCCAAAGCACCAGCAGGATGCGATGTCAGGCGTGCTGCAAGAAATCGGCTGGGTGCAATCCGTGATCGTCAATCGAACGACGGGGAATCTAGTCGATGGGCACATGCGCGTTTCGCTCGCGCTGCGTGAGGAGCTTGCATCGATTCCAGTCGTGTACGTTGAGCTCAGTCCGGATGAGGAGGCGACCGTGCTCGCGACGCTCGATCCGCTCGGAGCTGCAGCCGTCACCGACAAGGAGAAACTCGCGGAGCTCTTGCAGGACGTGTCCGTGCGCTCCAAGGACTTGGAGATCTTCCTATCGCGGATCGGTTCCGGAGACGGAATGGATCGACAGCAGCGAATGGCTGAGTGGGTCGGGATGCCTGAGTTCGAGCAGCAGGACAAGACATCCGAGTTCGAGCTGGTCGTACACTTCGCTGGCGAGCAGCAGCGCGAGCAGTTCGCTGCGCTAGTCGGTCAGAGCATTACTGCCAAGACAAACAGTATTTGGTTCCCAGCTGAGGAACGATTAGCAGAGCGTGGCGTGCATCGCTACGCAACAGAGGAAGGGGAGACAAAGTGAAGGTACTAGTCACAGGAGCGTCCGGATTCATTGGTCAGTATGTCGTTGAGAATCTCGTGGCACGGGGAATCGATGTCATTGCGTTTGATCACAAGCAGGTCAAGGCAGAGCTTGCGGGAGTTGAGCAATATCTTGGCGACGTGCGCGATGCTACTGCCGTTCAGGAAGCGGTCGCGATTTCTGATGGCGTGATCCATCTGTCGGGCGTGCTCGGCACCGCTGAGACGATCGACAATCCTATGCCAGCGATTGAGACAAACACGATCGGATCGCTCAACGTATTTGATGCCGTCCGGAGATACAAGCGGCGCGCCGTTTACATCACGGTCGGAAACTACTGGTTCAACAACACCTATTCGATTACGAAAACCGCAGCCGAGCAGCTAGCTTGGATGTTCAACAAGGAACATAAAACTGAGATCGCGGTAGTGCGTGCGCTGAATGCCTACGGTCCGCGTCAGAAGGCGGAGCCAGTCCGCAAGATTATGCCCAACTTCATCCTTCCTGCGCTGCAGGGTAGACCGATCACAATCTATGGCGACGGCGAGCAGGTAATGGATATGATCCACGTCCGCGACGTAGCTGAGGTTCTCGTTCGTGCGCTGCTCGTTGATCACGGACGCTATGCATATACGCCAGAGCGATACATCGACAACAAGATCAAGTTTGAGGCGGGAACTGGTCGAATCACGACGGTCAATGACATTGCGAAGGTCGTGCTGGATCAGGTTGGCGGCGGCGTTATCAATCACGTACCGATGCGCGGCGGCGAGCCTGACCGCTCAATGGTGATCGGCGATCCGGCAACGCTTGCAGACCTGTACGAGAGCAAAACGCCTGAGCTGATTTCACTAGAAGATGGCGTTCGTGAAACGATTCAGTGGTATAGGAATCTCCTGAACGAAACTGCGAAGTAATGAACACGCGCTATCCGATCTACATCCCATCCAAAGGGCGTTGGGATAATCAGCTCACATCGAAAGCTCTCGACAGAGGAAATATTCCGCACAACATCATTGTTGAGGAGCAGGAATACGATCTGTATCGTCAGCATAAAACGGATGCGGCTACGCTGATTGTTCTTGACACTCAGTTCAGGAAGATTCACGAAACGCTAGACGATCTCGGAGATACCGACTCGTACGGTGCTGGTCCGGCACGCAATATGGCGTGGGAACTTTCTATCAAGGATGGTGCAGCTCGGCACTGGGATATCGACGACAACATCGATACGTTCTATCGGCTAAATCGGAACCGAAAGGTGCCGTGTAATGATGCAGCACTTTTCGTTGCGATGGAGGACTTTGCTGATCGCTACGAGAATGTTGGGATCGCTGGTCCGAACTACTCAATGTTTGTCTATCGACGTAAACCAGAACCGCCGTTCATTCCGAACACGCGTATTTATTCCTGCAGCTTGATTATGAACTCGTTACCATTCCGCTGGCGGCTGCGAATGAATGAGGACACCGATCTATCGTTGCGCGTGCTGAAAGCTGGGTTCGTCACGATCCAGTTCAATGCATTCCTGCAGGGCAAGATGGCGACTCAATCACAAGCTGGTGGATATACAAAGGAGTTCTATTCAAAGGAAGGCACGCTTCGCAAGTCCAAGATGCTCGTTGACGAACATCCGGATGTCGCGGAGATCGCGTGGCGTTTTGGTCGCTGGCATCATTACGTGGACTATGGTCCGTTCAAGAACAACAAACTTATTCGGCGTGCAGACTTCAAGTTGCCAGAAGATCCTTCGTTCGGGCTGAAGGAACAGATTTTCGTTGACGGCAAGTGGACGACCGTCAAGTGATCGAGCAAACTGGGAAGGTCAAGCGCGTTCCGTTGCTGCGCCAGAATCGCGAGCTGCGCGAAATCGGCGTTTGGAACTGGACGATCCCTGCACTTGGCGCACGGCTCGATGACGGTCGGACAATCCTGACCTGCCCACAGGCAGGAGCTTGCGCGTCGTTGTGCTATGCACGAAACGGAACGTTTCTATTCCGGAATGTCAAGTCTGCCCACGCACGAAATCTCAAACGCGTGCTGGATGATCTCAGCAACTGGAAGGACGAGATGATCGCTGAGGCGACCAAGCGTGCGCGCGGCGGGTATGTCCGCATTCACGATGCAGGAGACTTTTTCTCCGACGAGTATTTGCAGACGTGGCTGGATATTGCAGCGGCGGTTCCGACGACTACCTTCTACGCCTACACTAAGGAAGTGAGTCGATTCAAACGGCTCGTGGAGGGGAAAGCTCCGAGCAACTTCAAGTGGCTGTATTCGATGGGCGGTAAGGAAGATCACCTCATCGATACCGCGAACGACCGACACGCCGAAGTATTTCCGGACGCGGAATCGTTAGCAGCTGCGGGATACTTCAACCAAGAAGAGTCCGACGTCTTGGCGATCGAAGCTCCAACGAATAGAATCGGAATCGTAGCGAATAACATTCGGCACTTCCGAAAGCGTCAGGGGGCAGCGACGTTCGGAGGGCTGCAGAAGGACAGGGAATAATGGGCGCACGTGGACCAGCACCGAAACCTACGCGACTGCGAGTGCTATCCGGAGAAACACGCCCGAGCGTGATCAACTACGCGGAGCCGATTCCAGCTGCGGGAAATCTCACCGCTCCTGCCGATATGCGTGACGATGCACGAGAGGTCTGGAATCGAGTACTGGATGCGCTCGGAGCTACTGGGGTGCTGACATCAGCCGACAAAGATCTCCTGCGACTTTACTCGGAGGCGATGGCGCGCTACCTTGAAGCTGAACAGATGCTCGCCAAGACTGGTCCGCTGCTCAAGGGTCGGGATGGTACCTTCGTCAAGAATCCACTTCACCAAATCGTTCGAGACAATGCAGACTCAGTCAAGAAATACGCACGGGAGTTGGGGCTCACGCCGTCGGCGCGAGTGAGCCTGAGGGGAGATATTGATGGACAAGCAAA